TATCAGTTCGTCCGGCCAACGATACAGGCCTCCGATTGGCGTGGGTTATCGCCTATTCGCATCGTCACCGCGATACGGGACGCGTCTACTCGCTTCGGACGGAATCGAAGCGCCGCATCACTGCGATAACGTGAGAAACAAATGGCCACCGAACAGGACATCATTCGAGACGCAATCATAGGCACCGAAAATGAAATCTTCGGCGACGCGTTCGGGAAAGAAGAGTTGACGCTTGACGAAAGCGGCGACCGCGGACCCGAGCACATGGGCGACGGGCTGGAAGGCCAAGTCGAACCGGAAGAAGCTGAGGACGGCGAGACGGAAACCGAGGCCGAAACGGTCGAAGCGGAAGCCAAGCCGGAAAAGGACGAGACGGCAGAAAAGCCGGCCAAGCCAGACGCGACGAAGGTCGAAGAGACCCGAGGCCGCGTTCCTGCCGGCCGGTTGCGAGAGGAAAGTGAAGCCCGGCGAGCGGCGGAAGCCGAACGCGAAACGCTTCGCTCGAAACTCGCCGAGACGGAAGCCAACGGCAAAAAGCAAATCGACGAGTTGAATGCTCGTTTCGAGGAGCTTCGCGCCGCAGTTGCCAAGCCTCAGCCGGCTTTGCAACAGCAGGCCCAGGTCGAGCCCGCCAAAATCCCCGACCTTTTCGAGGACCCGCAAGGGTTCATCGCCCACATGAAGCGTCAGCAAGACGAAAGCCTTGCTCAACTGCGCGGACAAATGGAAGCGCAGCGCGTCGAAACAAGCCTGTCCATGGCGCACCAGAAGCACGGCGAGACGTTCATCGCCGCATTCGATGCGGTCAAGAAACTCGACCCTGCGAAGCCCGAAAACCGCGCTCTCGTCCAGAGCATGTATCGCGCGCCGAACCCCGGCGACGAGCTTGTGCGATGGCACAAGCGCAATGAGACCCTGCGAGAGGTCGGCGACGATCCCACGTCTTACAAGGCGAGGATCGCCGAAGAAACCCGCAAGGCGCTCATGGCGGACCCCGAGTTTAAACGGCAGGTTGTCGAAAGCCTACGGGCCGACGCGACCAACGGCGAGACGGGAAAGCCGAGAAACATCACCCGCCTTCCGCAGTCACTCAGCCGAGTGACCGGGGGCAACGGAAGATCGCCGAACGACCACGAAATCATTGATGGGTCGGAAAGCGCAACTTTCGAATCTGCTTGGCGATAGCCGTGATGGGCTCCCGCGTGTTGGCTGAAAGGCGCTAGCGCGGTCGAGCCCCACGGCCAACTGAAAGGTTAGGGCCGTGGCTTACACTGCGACTCAGGTAAACAACAAACTCATCGTTTTCCGCAAGGAAATCTTCAAGGAGTACGTTCGAGAAAACCTGTTTTCGCCGTACATGGGAACCGACGTCAACTCGATCATCCGCGTTGTCCCGGATCTCGACAAGGGCGGCAAGAATGGCGGCGAGCAGATCAACATTCCGTTGATGGCCCGCCTACAGGCCGAAGCCATCGGCGTCGGCCCGCTCGTCGGCAACGAAGAGGCGCTCGACAACTACGGAATGCGCGCATGGATCGATTGGGCGCGCAACGCGGTCGTCATCAACAACGCCGAAGAGCAGAAGTCGAGTATCGACCTGTTCGCCCAGGCGAAGCCCATGCTCGTCGATTGGGGCAAGGAACTCCAGCGCGATGAAATCTGCGATGCGTTCTATGCGCTCCCCTCGGAAAGCGCGCCGGCCGCTCTCGGGTCGACGAACGGCGGACGCGTCAACGGCTTGCTGTTCGATTCGGCGACGGCGGCGCAGCGAAATACGTGGATCACGGACAACGCCGACCGCGTGTTGATCGGCTCGTCGAACACCGCGAACTTGAGCGCCGGCAACTTCGCTACTTCCATGGCGAACATCACGTCGGCGATGACCCTCTCGGGCGCCATCGTGAATCGAGCCAAGCGCGCGGCGAAGGTCGCAAATCCGCGCATCCGTCCGTACAAGCTGAAGGAGAACGGCACGGAATGGTTCGTGATGTTCGTCGGCCAGCAGGCGTTCCGCGATGCGCAGAACGACACCGACATCAAGACGGCGAATCAGAACTCCCGTGCTCGTGAGCAGCAAGGCTATCTGAAAAACCCGATCTTCGTGGACGGCGACTTGCTCTACAACGGCGTGATCATCCGGGAAATCCCGGAACTCTCGCTTCGCCTCCCCGTCTTCTACCAGACGGCCGGCTCGACCGGCATTCAGGTCGCCCCGAACTTCCTGTGCGGACAGCAGGCGCAGGCTTGGGCTTGGGGCAAAATGCCGACGCCGACTTTCCGCAAGGAGGATGACTATCAGTTCATCCGCGGCGCTGGCCTCAAGATGGCCTATGGCGTGGCCAAAATGTTCAAGAAAACCGCGGCCGGCAACCTTCGCGAGTGGGGCGTTTTCACTTCGTTCACCGCCGCCGTCAACGACTGATCTCAATCATGGGCGGCGTTTCGCGCGCCGTCCTCTCAACCCTTCCGAAAGGCTTTCACCATGCTCAAGAAATTCCTTGCGGGCGCGCTGTTCGCGCTCCTCGCTCTGGCCTTCGCCGTTCCGGCGTCGGCTCTCAGCCTCGATCAGAAGCGTGTTCCCCAGGCGAGAAACTGCGTCGACGGGCAGGCGCTCTGCTACTATCAGGTGACGATCAACTTCAACGATACGAATATCTCGACCGGCCAGAACTTCGGCGCTCTTCCGAAAAACGCCTATATCCTGTCGATCGATTCGGACGTGACCACGGCGTTCAACGCGGCCACGACGAACGTGCTGACGATCGGCGCGACGCAGGCGAATGCGAATGAGATCGTCGCGGATGGAGCCAGCGCTACCGCGAACATCAGTAACAGCACGACCACGATCGCGACGGGCATTCGGCATCTGACCACGGCGGTCGGTCTCGCCTTGGCGGTCACGGGCAGTTCGACCTACCAGACGGCTCTCAATGGCGCTGTGCCGCTCTACGCCAAATATACGCAGACCGGAACCGCGGCAACGACGGGCTCGGTTACTATCGTGATTTGCTACACGATGGCGAACGACCTCTGACCAGAAATCGGCGTGGGGCTGCGGCCCCTCGCCTCACCCCGAGGGATGAAGATGGCGAAATCGAAATCCGATCTTGGCGAGCCTGCGGCCGAAGAAGGTCGGCTCGTGACCTATATCCCTGGCCGGGATGATCCGAGCGAGGCGAAATGGCGTGGCGTCGTGTTCAAAGCAAACGAGCCCGTTCGCATCAAAGAGGCCGACCATATCGAAGCGGCAAAGGGCAATCGGTTTTTCCGCGTCGAGGGCGAGGAAGATACGCCTGACCCGGCAAGGAAGCCGACGACGCATGACGAATATCGCGCGCATGTCGTCGGATGGGCGAAGCTGACGCGGGGCGTCGAGGAACTGATTTCCATGTGGGCGTCGGAGCGCCAGCTTCGCGTCGAATGCGAAGTCGGGTCCGACGATATCCAATGGCTCGGGACGATCATCGAGCCGCGGCTTCGCCAGATGCGCCTTGAGGAAGGGCTGACGGAAATGACCGTCGCCGGCCTTTGGGTGAAGCATGGCATTTTAGATCTTCCATGGCGCGCATAAGTGAGGTAACGGCATGACGCTCGCGACGCAGCCCTATCGAACTTCGACGGATCTCGTCGCGAAAGTCCTGTCGATTCTCGGCGTCGTCGCGGCGGGACAGACGGTTGAGGTCGAAGACTTCGAGACGGTCAGCCAAAACCTGGACAGCATCTTTCGGAAGCTCTCGGCGCTCGAATTGGTCTATGTCGCCGACCCGAACAATATTCCCGGCGAGTGGTTCAGCGACCTCGCCGACATTGTGGCGGGCGAGGTCTGTACGGACTTTGGTTCGTCGGCTGAGGACACCATGCGCTTCAAGGCGGCGGGACTCGGCGGGGGGGCTATCCCGATCTTGTCAGGAACGGCCGCGCAGTCGATCAAGATCATGAGCCGGGGCAGGCCGACCTATGAGATTTTGGCGACGGAGTCGTTCTAAATGGCAACCGGACGCCCCGTCCCTATCCCATTCCCGACCTCGACGGCTCCGGGGGCAAACCCGCAGGAAAGCGCCGGGCGTTTGGTGAACTGCCACGCCGAGCCGATCGGGGAAGACGGCAAGGCGGTCAAGTGGATTCGGGGCGCCGGCCTTTCTCAGTTCGCGGCAACGGCCTACAGCGGATATCGGGGCGGGCTGATTGTCGGAAGCCTGTCGTATGAGACATGGGCGAATGAGGCCGCGACCGTCAATGGGTCCGGTTCGGTCAGTTCGATAGGCGCATTCCCAGGCACGAATAAAATTTCCATCGCGAGAAACCAAGCATCGCCAACGGCTGACGTTGTGGCGGTCGATATCGACAACGGGGCTTATGTCCTGGGAAGCGCGACGGTCGCCGCGGCGACAATAACGGCGACGTTCTCAGGTTCGGCTCTCAACATCGGCGACGTTCTGGTCATCGATATCCTGAATGAATATCTCGACAATTTTCCGGTTTCGCTTTCGCACACGATTGTTTCGTCAGACACGCTGACGACGATCGCGGCGGCGTTCGCCACATTGATCGGCGCAAATTCAGTTCTCAGCAACGCCAACGTTGCCGCCACGTCGGCGGGCGCTGTGCTCACGATCACGCACCAAGGCGCGATCGGCAACTCGACTTCGGTGTTGTTCGCTCTTACCGCGATCGGCAACGTCGGTTATGCGACGACGATCTCAGGAACGCAAACCGGGACGGGGAATGAAACCGTCACGCTCGCGCCCATCGGAGGCGCGCTTGTGGCAACGGGCGGCGCACTGACGGCGACGTTGACGGCTTCAATTGGCGGTTCGACGTTCACAAGCGGAGATGTGGTTTCGCTGACGTTCACGAACGCGAACGTCTCGACGCTTCCCGTTACCGTGAGCCATACGCTCGGGGCGGGAGAGAGTGCGACGACGGTAGCCGCGGCTCTCAAAACCGCGATCAACGCCAACACGACCTTGGCGGCCATCGCCATCACGGCGACGGTGACTTCCGGCGTCGTGACCATTTCGCAGACGATCGGAACCGAGGCAGTCGTGTTCAACCCGGCCTCGGGAAACCTCGCGGGCGGGACGGGAACCTATGGCGCTTTCACGGGCTCGCCTACGGCATTCAATGGGCAGGGCAACCTTCCCGCCGTCAATTCCGTGTGCTTCCAAGACGGCTATTTCTTTTTCTCAACCGGCAAAAATAAGATGTACGCGACGGGGTTGAACGGGCTCACCGTCAATCCCTTGACCTATGTCACAGTCCAGGCGAAGGCCGACGTCAACCTCTCGCGCGTGATTGCGTTCTCTGGCCTCCTGCTCGCGTTCACGACGGGCTCTTGCGAGGTCTGGCAAGACGCGGCGATTGCTGCGCCAAACTTCCCCTACGCGCGCATCGCAATCCTGGAAGTCGGGCTCGCTCAAGCGAACGCGATCGACGGATGGGAAACCGGGTTTTCGCAACTGCTTTGGGTTGCCCAGGACAACGGCGTCTATTACCTGCCGCCGAGCACGTTGAGCCTTCCCACAAAGGTATCTCCGCCCGATCTCGACCGGCTTATCGAGGCGGCGATTCGCGCAGGCAAAACGCTAGAGGCGAGTTGCTACGCCTCGCAGGGCAAGAAATTTTGGTCGATTTCCTCGCCTGATTGGACGTGGGAGCTCAACCTCTCGACGAAGAAATGGAGCGAGCGCGTATCGCTCAACGCCGGGCAATTCGGACGATGGCGCGCGACGGGCGGCCATCCGGCTTTCGGGAAATGGCTGGCCGGCGATGAGCAGACCGGAAACTTGCTTTATCTCGACGACACGAATCCGAGCGAGAACGGCGCAACTCAGCTTTGGCGGATGGAAAGTGGGCCGGTCTCGGCTTTCCCCGAACAGCTTCGCGTTGCTCGTGCGGATTTCAATTTCGTCTTTGGCGTCGGGCAGGCGGTCGGCAATCTGACCATGACGGTTGCGGGCGCAGCGGCGGGGGCGGGCGGCGCTGTTGTCTTGGCCGTCAACACGACGGCCCAGGTCAGCAGCAACGACGTGTGCGCCGTGTCCGGGATCGTCGGGACGGTTGAGGCCAACGGCAACTGGATCGTGACGGTTATCGATGCGACCCATCTGTCTTTGCTTGGCTCATCGTTCTCGAACGCGTACACTTCTGGCGGGACGGCCGTCGATCTCACGGTAGCGAACAACGTGACGAACCCTCAAGTCGCAATCTCGATCTCGAAGGACGGCGGGGTAACGTGGTCGAATCCGCTTGTGCGGGCGCTTGGCCAGC